TCTCTTCTGTTTAAGTCAGGGACAAATTTTGCGTATTTCATATACACCGTAATGTCGCTTAATATTCTTTGTGAAATATCCATTTTTTTTTAATTTTTAAAATTGTGATTTAATTATTTACCGGAGATTGTGGCTTTTGTGACTCCTTTTCTTGTCGTTTTTTAATAAGTTCTTTTACCCTTTCTCTTTGTCTTTCTTCTTTTTGTTCTTCAATTCCCAAGAACGTCATTGAACTTTCTGTGTCGATTTCAATCATTGCGTTATCAAATTTACAATTTTCAAACACAATTCCGTCATCCCCAATTCTTGACTTGGTTATCGCGATTGTTGCCAGTTTAAGTTCTTTTTGTTGTAATGTTTTTGCTACCGATATGATTACGTGACCAACTTGTGCCTTTTTAATTGACCCACCCATTTGGTCTGTTGTAACAACTTCTGATGAAATTGATGCCCTATTTCCTTGTGTTGCAGTCCACCCAACAAGATCCATTTCGTGACACATTGCCTCAAATGCTCTCATTACCGAACCTTCACTTTTCCATTCATCACCCAAGTTTTTGTCTGGAACAACACAATCAATATAATCTAAAACCACCATGTCAATTTTAATCCCATCAGAAATAATTTTTCTAATTTGATTTTTGATTTGTAACATAGTCATTGTATCTGAAGGTAACTTTTTCATTATCAACTTATTTGGCATCGACTCTTCAACTTCTTTGACTTTTTTCATTACCTCGTCTTTTTTTCCTGACAAATCGTCAGGGTGAATCTTTGTCCACAACGTGATATGCTTTCTTTGAATAACCTTTGGATTGTCCTCAAAAAAGACTTGAAGGACGTTAAACCCAAGATTAAATGAGTGATTAGCAATCTTTGTTAAAATTGTTGATTTACCCACACCAGTTGGTGCTAAGATTACACCGATTTCTCCTTTAGCCAAACCACCTTTAAGTAGTCTGTCAATACCAGGGATTCCCATAGGAATTGGGTGTCTGTAATCTTCTTCTAACACTTGATCAAGGTTCGAAAATATATCCGTCATTGATGTGTCTTTTGCTCCTACTTGAAGTGCTGTCTTAACCAACTCCTCTAAAGTGTCGTAGTTTTCAAACTCACCTCCGTCAATGATCTTTTGGGCCTGACCCATTACCTTTTGAAGTTCTTGTTGTTTACAGAATTTTAAAGCCTTTTCTTGAACGAAACCTACGCCATCAATAGGTGCATCCTTAATTTTCTTGATTGTGTCCATTACAATCTTGGATGCTAATTCCTGCTGAAGTTCAGATTTAGTTATTTGTTCAAGGGTTTCAAATGATGGTGTGTGATCATATTTTAAATAATATTCCCTCACCATTTGAATGATTATTTTGAAGTATTTGTTTTCAAAATAGTTGTTTTCAATTACATCAATAATAGAATGTGAAAAATCTTTGTCTACTATAATTTGATTTAAAAGTTGTAATTGAAATGTATTTCCTAAATACTCAAAATTTTTACTCGTTGCCATTGTCTTGTTTCTCCTTTCGTATGATAAATACTATTAATTTTTGATAAGTTCGGGATAAAAATAATTAAATTTCTTACCTGAAAAAATGTCAGTAAGACCAGCCATTATCGTTTTTAACTTTGGGCGTAGGTCTACGGTGTATCTTACCTTCGGAGGGTATACTTTGGCATCAAACTGCCTATGACAAATTGTCAGGTCTCCAACCTTAATAATTAAATTAAATTTTTCTGGACCATCCGTAATTGATGTGTTTAAGATTTCGGGATTTTCAAAAATCTCGTATTGATTAGTCAATAAATAACTTACAGATCTCATCTTCAAATCATATTGTAGTTCGTTACACAACGAATTAATATGATCATAAAAATTTTCTGATTTGTGAGCATTTTTATTGAATCCTCTAACATTAAAAAATCTTTGGACAACAATGTTTTCATTACACATTAACAAAAATTCTACTTTTGTTATTTCTTGTTCTTTCATAGTTTTTTTGGTTTCTACTTTTTGTTTCTAAACTTACTTTTTTCTTTTCTTGATAGTTTTAAAAATGGTTTTAAAAAATTTACCCACGAGTCGTCACCCTTTGGTAAGTATTTAAAGAATCCGTCGTCCATCATCATACGAATTAAATTCCTGTGTCCCCTTCCGTCTGGATCCAATGACTCAGAGTAATACGATCGAACTAACTCTTTTCCTTCTTCGGAAATCAAAGGCTTTGATAAGTCAACTAATTTTTCGTTAATAACAAAAAACTCGTCCCCAAATATTCCCTCTTTTGTTTTTCCACTTAAAAGATTTTTTAAAACCACATTTTCTTTCTGTTCTTTTAATAATTCTTCACCTTTTGTTAAAATATCAGTAAAACTAATTTCCTTTTCAAGTATTTCAGGAAATAATTTTACAAAAGTTTTTTCACCAAGATAAAAAATACCATCAATATTATCTGAACTATCACCAGTTAATATTTTATATGTTTTAACATTATAGTGAGGAATCTCTATTTGATTAATTTTAATCGTATCTCCATTCTTATAATACCTTTTTGTTATTGGTGAATAGATTGTCACATCTTTAGAAATAAGTTGTGTAAGGTCTCTATCTGTCGAAAATATTGTTTTACTTTCGTCTTCAGAAATCTGACAATAATAAGCAATCAGATCATCGGCTTCTGAATTTTCAACGTCCAATTGTCTAACAAACATTTCCTCAAGGTATTCTTTAACCCTTTGTTTTTGTTTTAAAAACGATTCTTCTTTAAAATCTTCGGGGTTACTAGTTTTACGATTAAGTTTGTATTTTGGATATAATAATCTTCTTTGTGATGAACTTGTTTCTCCATCCCAAAACACAACTACTTTGTTATAGTTATTCTCGTCAAGGAAACGTTTTAGGGTATTTAGAAAGTGCCAAATACCCCCAACGTGTTCTCCTTTATTAAAGAAATCTCTTACTCCGTGAAATCCGATTTTTAATAGGTTGTTTCCGTCAACCAATAACGTTTTTGACACTTCTTGTCTTTTAAATTATTACTACTCTACTTCTTCTTTTTCTGCTTTCAAATCAAAGTCACCATCGACTCCAATTATTTCTTTCCAATATTCAGCATAATCTTTCTTGTATTGTTCGATTGATGCTTTTTCTTCAGACGCTTCCTTGCCAGGTAAAAAACCGTGTGGTGTTACAATTATTTTCCCATCTTCAAAACCAAGTCCATTGATATGATTTTTCATAACCGACACTTTTGTTCTTGATGCGAACTTTACAGTTCTTTTGTCTTTTGTTGCTGTAATTTTTGTTGTTCCTGCACCCTTTTGATTACCAAATAAAAATACCAATGAAGAGTTTAACCAAATTGCCTCACCGCCCTTTGCTTTAATCTTGGGTTGTCCAAAAGGATTATCCGGCAACTCCACCCAAGGCTGATTTACGATAATTAAAGTATTTTCGTATTTAGAGTCAGATTTACGTGATCCTGAAATTCTTTGATTGATTCCCATACCGATCTTGTCTGCTAAAACGCTAGCATTATGTTGCTTTCCTCCTTTACCTTCGTAAGTCATTTTACAAGGAACAGATCCAACTGAATCCCACATAATACATAAAGAATAATCCAAATCCCCTTTTTCTTGAGCATCTAATAATTCATTAATGTAATCTGTAATTTGTTCGATGTAATTGAAGTTATTGTTAAATATGTAAAACCCGTCCCATTCTAACTCACCTGTTTCGGTGTCGACAACTTCTTCACAGTCAAAACCCATAAGTTTTGCGTGATCAAAACTCCATTTTTGTTCTGTAATAATAAACACAGGAAGAATGCCTTTCTTTTGAGCGTCAACCGCAGTTTTAACAAGTGCTGTTGTTTTTCCTGTATCTGAATGTCCCAAAAACATATTTATATGTCCCATAGCAGGACCAGGAAGTCCCACAGCATCCAAAAAAGGTTGACCCAAATCAAAAAATCTTTGTGGTTTATATTTTGCTGATGTGGAAAATTTCTTTTTTAATGAACTAAAATCATTTTTCTTAATTGCCATAATTTTCTATTTAATTTAATGATAAAAAAAAACACCGACATTGTAAATCGGTGTTTTGATAATACTTTGGTTTTTTTAGAATGGTAATTCTTCGTCAACCTGATCGTTTGCTTGTGGATCTTCAACTTCGTTAATTGATTTGGGTTTTGATCCTCCCATAGAAAATTCTGCGGTTTCATCGTTTGCATAAACATATCCACCTTTTTCAGAATCCCAACGTGGAGTTTCTCCTCTTGCGATTGATTCCAAATATTCAACTGGTTTTTTAGAATAAACATCTTCCCAAGTCATTTCATTAGAAACCCACTCTGACATTTGATCTGTGTCATCAGAGATTGCTGATGGATCATCATACATAACCGTTTGAATAACCGTATAAGTTGCCCCTTTTGGTGTTTTTGCTTTTGTCAATTCAAGGATTAGGTCTCGTCCTTTATCAGGATCTGTAACGTCACCTTTCGCTTTCCAAATAGGAATGATTTTATCTAAAATTCCTTCTTGTTTGTAATTGTGTTTAAATCTCCAAAATTTAACTCCATCTTGTTCGTTATCTCGGTCAATAACTTTAACGATATAGAATTTGCGAGCCTTATATTGTTTTGCTAATTCTTTATCAGAATCTTTTCCTGTTGACATAAGTTCTTCATATACCTCATTCAAAGGTGATCTTTCATTGTCATTTTTTCCTGGATCATAGAATTTTTGCCATTTTCCATCCAATGAAATTTCGTGAAACCATACTTCTTTGAAGGGTGAAGATCCGTCTGTTGTTGGTAAGATTCGGATACGTTTTTGTCCTTGTTTTTCGTTCTCTTTCAAAAGAGCTGCGAAATATTTTTTCATTCTTTCTTCTTGTGACATTTTTGAAGTGGAAGAAGAACCACTTTGTTTTGAACTTTCATATTGAGCCAAAACCGCGTCTAAAACATTTGTCGCCATGTAAAATTAAAATTAAAAGTTTATATGTAAAAAGTATAAGGGTATAAAAAGTTATAGTCAAATGGTATTCTTAAAAAAAATATAAGGTCACAATTTGTGACCTTATACCTTACGAATTATATCTATTCAATAATATGTCGTCTTCATCTTCCATTGGTTCATTAAATGATTTTTCAATTTCTGATGGACTAAAATTTTCAACTTCGTCTTGGGTTAAAACGTATTCGTTTTTTCCTGTTTTTTCCATTTCATCTTCTTTGTCTTTAAAGAAGTCTGCCAAATTTTGTTTGAATGGTCCTGAATCTAAACTTCTTAATTGTAGTTTTTCTTGTGCCGTTTTTGGTCTATATTTTTCAACTTTAGAATCTAACGAATCTATTTTTTGAACTAAACTATCCATTTCTGACAACTTTTCTTCCATTTTCTTTATTTGACCAAAAAGATTTTCAAAATATTCTTCTTGTTTGTCTGCCATTGTTTTTTGAGAATCAACCAAATCAGTGATGTCCAACTCTTCAGTTTCTCCTTCACCTTCTTCTCCTTCTGCTCCAACCTCTTCAACGTCAGGATCTGCACCAACATCAATTGGTTCTCCTTCAGGAGCTGCTGGTGGTGTTGGGGCTGCTCCTGCGTCAGGTGCTGCTCCTGCATCAGGTGCTGGGGCCGCTGCCGGATCAACAGGTGGTGGTGGAACGTCTCCAGGTGGTGGTGGAACTTCTTGCTCTGTGATATAGTTGTTGATTGATCTATATCTTGCGATTTCTTCTAATATTTTTTCATCTAATTTCATACTATCCGTTTAATAATGTTTTTATACCATTCTTGGTCTCAACTTGGATTTTTTTAAAAGAATTTTTAGTGTTGTCAACTCTTTCAATTAAACCATCTTTCATTCTTACTGTGTAGCAGTCTCCAGTATCTAAATCACAAACTTCTTTGTAACCATTACCTTTATCCTTCTCTGAAACTCTTGTGTTTTTACCCAAGTAGTTATCTAATATAAGTTTTGTATTCATATATAATTTTTATTATAAATATCTGTATTATTTTATTTAGGACCACAATGATTCAAAAATTTGATAAGCTTTTAAAAATTCTGACCTTAATGATTCAATTTGATTGTTGTCTGCCTCAATTTTAGTATAAACATCGGCGTTTTGATTGATCGGATAATGTAACACATATTGTTTAGCCAAATTATATGGTGGAGATTTATCACCATATTGTGAAAACTTACTTTCGTCTTGATTCAAGAACGTTGGGATATTTCCAACTTTAAGTAAAACAAACTTTATAAAATCTTTTAAAGATCTAAAAGCAACAATTGGTAAATTTTTATCCGTTCCTCTTGAAACACAAAAATACTTTCTATTTATAAATTCAAAGAAAGTGTCACCATAAACTTCTTGTAAATTTATTGTGCTGTAATTATTTTCATAAGCACTTAGTTCTGTTCCATTATTATTTCCTGAGTCAACAAACACAAATGTAAAAACTGACGCCGCTGTTTGATATGTAGTATCTCCTGTCATATCATATTTTAATTCAATTAAAATGTTTCTTAATTCATTTAAAAATGTTTTTACTGAAATAGATGTTGGTTGTGGAGTATCTACTCCTGTAAAATTATTATACCTACTATTTAATTGATTTGCACAATCTTGATTTTTAGTTAAAGTGTCTTGAGATTGTAAATTTGCAATTGTATTTTGTGCTTGAAACAATACATTTACAGAATCTTGTTTTTGTTTTGATTCATTTTCTTGTATTTTACTTTGTAATTGTGAAAGAATTTTAACATTTAAGGTCTGTAAAAAATTATCTACCGTTGGTAAACTATAAAAAGGTTGTCTTATTCCTTCAAAAACCGTATTAAATCCATTTTCAGAAACATCGTGACTTACTTTTGTAATCATATATGGTCCAGAAAACATAGGTATATTTCTAATATTAAAATACATCATTGGTTGTATCAAAGCACATCCCATCATATCAACAGAACAACTGTAACTTCTATTCTTATATAAATTAAATAACGAAACACTTTGTGTAGATGATCGTCTGTTTTTTTCAACATTGGCCATTTGATCCAAAATCTGTAAAGATTCACTTGTTGGTTTTCCCGGATCTTGTGAAACGCTAAAAGATTTAAATATTTGTTGATTTTCTTTTGTTGGGTCAACATTAAAACCAACAACTTTATTTGATTTGTCCCAATCTATTTTGGTTGCTTGATTTTCAATTAAAGGATTATCACTTGCCCTTCTTAAATCAAAAGCATCATCTCTAAATCTATAATCAATATTGTTATTCATATTTAAATGTTCACTTGGCTTACTAACATAGTAACACAAAAATTTTGGAGAACTTTGTCTATAATCAACATTTAAAAAAGTACCAAATAACATATTACCAAATTCCATTGTCCCATCAGGTCTTGGTGTTGGGTTTTTTTGTGCGTCTTGTACATTATAGAAATTAACATATGCCGGTAACATAAAGTGCTGAAAATTGTTTTCAACTAAAATGGTCGTAACCATATCTAATAAAGTATTTTTATATGAACTACTTCCTTTATTTTTTTCTGTTGATCCATCTTCCAATAAATTAATAATTCCGTAAATATCAACTAATACTTTATCACCCACATTTCTACTAGCCCTATCCACCAACATAACATCTTCAAATAAGGTTTTATTTTGAAAATCGAATCCTGCAATCCATGTATCGTTTAATGCCTTAAATGTTTCCCATAGTTCTGTTCTTGTTTGTTCTGTAAAACCAGCTTCTAAATCTGCTCTATTTGCAGATCCGTCTTCACTTATAAAAATGTTTGGTAATTGTTTTCTAACCGCAGGTAACATCGTGTTTAAAACGTTTCCTACATATTTATTTGAGTCATCAATATAGGCATCCATAAGTTTATAAAAACTATTTAGATTCAAATTATTATTTGCCAGTTTTTGAGTTGCATATATTTTAATTATTGGTGCAAAGTCTTGAACATTTTTTTCATTAAATAAAACATTTAGGTCAATGAAAAAATCTGTTATATATGATCCATTATTTGAATATTTCAATTTTGGTATTGATGAATTGCCGACATAATATTCTAAAGCCTCCCATGTTTTAGGATTTTGTTGTTTAGATTGTGATAAACTTACTTGAGGTGGTAAATTTCCTTGTTCATAAGGACCGTATATTATTGGGTCTTCAATATATCTTGTAGAAAAAGTATAAAATAATCTTCTATCAAAATTTGAAGGATTTCCAAACTTAAAACAAACGTCATAATTTATAAATCCACCTAAAATTTGTTGGAAAGTTTCGTTTTGGTTTGAAATTATATTTTCAAGTCTTGTTTCGGGTGAATCTCCTGATGGTTTATTTATGACAAGTAATTGTCTCATCAAGTAATGAAAGTTTTTATATCCTTTTTCGGTGTTTGAATCTGAAGTAATTTCGCCTTGAGAAGTTTTTGTTTTTTCTTGTTGGGAAATTGGGTTTGGTAATGTATCCACATAGTCATATAATGACCTACTAAAATTTAAAAATTCTGATTCAAAATTATCTAACACAGATATATCAAAAGTTGTAAAAAGTTCTTCTATATTTGTATATTCCGTATCGTTACCTGTTATTAAAAAGTTTTGCTGATCTTTTTGTTCGTTTAATATCTTTTTAAGGTATGTTTCTGGATTATTTTTTTTGAGTTTTGAGTTATCAAACCAACCATATTGAGGAACATTCCAAAATAACCTAACCGTACCATTAAACATCGCAGGATTATTAGAAAGTTCAACTTTCATAGTTCCGTTTTTAAAAGCTTCCTCTTTGGCCTGATTAACATTAGAACCAAAAGATGGTAAAACATAATAAAAATCAGGTTGAGTTGATGAGCTAACAATTACTGACCAAGGACTAACTCTCATAGATCTAGTGATACTATTTGGATCAAAACCTGGTAATTCAAAAATGGTTGAGTTAGTTGTGTTTAATAAAACCAATTTTTCATTATTAATGAGATTTTGTATTTGTGGTGATCCAATTCCTTGAATAAAGGCCCCTTGAACAACAAATGATGATGTTGTGGGTGGTTGTACATTCTTGATATTATATAACCCAATACCTCCTGTTGTTCCTGATATTTGAGACGATATTTCTATATTACCATTTAAATTAGGACCATTAAGTATTGTTCCTCCTGAAATAACATTAGACTCTACTGCCGTTATTTGTAGTGGTGGATTCAATACCGTATAATTGAATGTTTCGGTATTTGCGGATGAAACCTCACATAAGAAGTTCGTAATTGTAGTTGCACTTTGAGGGTTGTTAGCCTGTGTTTGAGGTGTAATACTTTCAACACTTTGTACAAACTGTGGATTGTTTGGGTTAGAAACTATAGAATTAAAATAAGCATAAACAATTTCTTGTCTTAATTGTTCATTTGTAGTATCAACACTTGAAGCCAAACCACCTACTAATAACACATTTTGATTTTGATCTCTTAGAACCGCATACTTCCGTGGCCCCCACGAATATATAACAACCGTATACGAAAGGTTTGAAATTAATAACGTTGTGATTTCAACAGGATTTCCTTGGTAGTTTGGTGGAGGTGGATATAAACTTGCTTGATCATCAAGTAAAAATGGTATGGGCGGAGTTGTAGTTTGTGTGACAAAAGTTGTTGACGCAGAAATTATATTTAATATTGTAATTCCCGAAGTGCTTGAAGGTTTTCCTAAAATTTGACCTACTTTTATTGAATTTGGGTTAGAATTTTTTACATTTGAAAATGCCCCCAAGACGAAGTCTAATCCGGTAAATGCCGCGTTAAAGTTTAATGGTGTTGTATAATAACCTGTTCCCCCTGTTGTTCCACTTACTTGTGAAACAAGTTGTATGTTAGCGTTCAATGAGGGTAAATATATTGTGTGTGGAACTTTGATATAATTTTTAGATATAGAATTGATTGTAATTCCTGTACCATTTGTAGAACATGTTCCTGTAACTTGGAAAGTTTCACAAGTTCCTGTAATATTTTGACTAACACAAGATCCGCTCACTTGTGTTTGACCACTAAATAATTTTAATCCTTGTAAAAAAACATTAAAATCATCGATTAATTGTGGATAAAATCCTGTATTTATATCTGTTAATGGAGGTGTTCCTGTTGTGTTATCTAAAACTAAATTTCTTGGTGTTCCATCTATTGTAAGATTATAGGTATATGTTGTTGCTGAATTCGCTGGATCCCAATTTTTTTTATAATTAAAATCTTGCCAAACTTCATCTAAAATATCCACACCAGTTTCTTTGTAAATTTTGTAACGATGCCATATTGATCCATATTTTAAAATCCAAGAATATGGTAATTTATGAACCGCACCAAATTTTTTCATTGTAGATAAAATATAATCCAAATCTGTAGTTGCCTGACCTGAATTGGTTTTGTATTTTTCTCTTAAAGTTGCCAAAGGTAAACTATTCAAAAACAAATAAGCCCCTAACTTATATGGTGCTAAATCAGTTTGTTTATATCTAAAGTTAAAAACCCCTTTTTGAATTGCGTTAATAAAATATGGTGTGTTTAACATAGATGTTGTCTGACTAGCATCGAGATAGTTAGAATAATTACTATAATATAGGTTACCCTCCGTTATAAGTTGGTTAGAATAAGTTCTTGTGTTATAAAAAGTTTTTAAATTTGTTGTGTCAGGTGTAACATTTAAGTTTTGAAAATTAAAATACGTAAATGGTCTAATGTCATTAACCGTAGTTGATAATGCAAAATTTGTTATTGTTTTATGTATGTTGTTATATTGTATAACTTGTTTTGTATCAAAAGCTTCTTTAGCGTTATTTAAACTTTTACCGTCTGCCAAATTATTTTTATTCCAATTTAAATCAACCAATGGGTAAGTGTCAATAAAGTCAAACTCATTTGATGCCGAACTACCCGTTAAATATTTATCAATATTTGCTAAATTTTTTGGGCTTGATAAAGAAACATCAGGTTGTGATTTTAATGAGTTAAATATTTCATTATTAATTATTCGGTTTGGATTGATAACCTCGTTTTTGATATATGGTGTAACAAATTCACCTCTTATATATGTTTGCCAACTTTCACCTTGTCCTTCGTTAGATATATGTTTCAAAAATGAAACATAATTATTTGAATCCAAAAGGTATTCTTTTAATATTTTACTTAAAAATGGATTATCGTTTCCTAAACTTTGAAGAATGTTTATAGCTTCGTCTTCGGATTCAACTTCATACATTGCCAAAGGATATCCGCTTTTTCTATTAAAATTACTATAAAAGGAGTTTAGTAATAACCTTTCATATATTTCATAAAAATATTTTGATTCTTCTTTATTTTGGAATATTTGATTTGTTGTTGGGAAATCAATAGCATTTAATGATATTCGTAAAGGTTTTAAGTTAGTTTCAAAAACTTTTGAATCATTGTTATTTAACTGCCTTTCTGTAAATCCTTTAATAAATTGTTCTACAAACTCAACTTCAGGCCAAACTTCAGGACTATAAGCTCTATATGTATTTGCAACCGTTTGGTCACCAGGATATATGATTTCAAATTTTTCTTTATTATCTTCACCAACAGATTCCTTTAACACTTGTGGCCAAGGATAAATTGGTTCATTGTTTTGTGTTGATGTTTTTAAATCAACACTTGGTGCAGTTGATGTGTTACCAAAAATTGATGCTCTTCTATACTGATTTTCTCTTTGATCCCAAGCCTTTTTGTGAACCTCGTCTAATAGTCTCAAAAACGTTTCGCCTTGACAATAAAAAACTGCCAAAACATTTCTTACCGATGGAATAAACCCTAAACCTCCATTTCCTTGTGAATTGAATTTTGACGATAAACTTGCAGTTATTTCTGTTTCAACTTTTTTTCTTGTTTCAGATGCGGTTTTTGCAATGTTATCGGTTATATCCATAAACGATTTAGGTCCTTCAAAGAAATAAGTTATATTATCATTGACAAGTAATTGTGATTGTAACGTTTGTTTAAATTGTATAATCACGCTATCAGATTCTTTATAATTTCCTTTTGGTGCGTTTTTTTGTGCGGTATATGTTTTTACAAAATCAATGTCGGATATTGTGATTTTTTTTTGTAGTTTTTCTAAACTGATTGGAACATCAATATTTGATTTTGTTGTAATTCCACCTATGGTATATTTTCCGTTTATACCAAAAACCCCATTTTGATTTAATACGTCATTATATTGGTCTATATCTCCTTTTAATTTTGTTACACCTTCAGATCTTTTATTAACATCTAATTCTTTTTTAAAGATATAAACATTTTGTGAATTTTGTTTTAAGACAATGGGATTATCTCTATCCATAAAAGTTCCATACCAAGAAGCATTTGCGTATAAAAATATTTTTTGTTGGTATGCTAATAAATTATTTGTATACAAAGACATATCGGATAAAACTCCCATATTTTCTTTTTCAAATTGACTAAGAACGTCATCAATAAATTTCTGTAAGCGATATTTTAATTGATTTAATGTGATTTCAGGAAAATCATCAGGTATTAATCCTTTTGATTTATAATCAGAATAAACTTCTCTCATTTTCTGATACCCTCGACTAACACTTAAAGTTGTTGCTAACGTATCAGAACTTGATTGTTGATTTCCTTGTGTTTTAGATACTGGTGTTTGTGTTACATTGTTTCTATACATTTGTGGAACTGCCATAAGAGCCCCAAAATTAACGTATGATAGAAGGGTATATTTATACCCGTAAAATTTTAATCTTATTTGAAAATTGTGTGTTCCAGGATCAAACGTTGATGTGAACGATTGAAGCATTATTGGAAATTTTATTGCCTTTCCGTAATACCCTTTTAGAGTTAAAGTAAATTGGGGGTATGGTAGTTGGAAAAATGCCGCATATGGGGAATTATTTCCACTTTCAAAAAGAGCTCTTCCTTTAATGTCTTCTAATTCAACATCAATTTGGGGTAAGAAGTCAGTTCCAATTGACATTTTTATTGATTTCATACCCAAAAATCCATTATCAACAGCACCAGGAGTTCCGTTCGAAAATAAATTTTGTGTGATATAATAATCATTTGTTTGATTAGGATTTTTTACCGCCGTTTGTCTTGGTTGATTCACACCCTTACCTTCTAATGTCCCCTTACCTGTTAGTTCATCAGACCATGCGGTGTCCATAAATGGTTTATTTCCAGGATTCAAAAAATTAATTTTAGCAACCGATATAGTTCTTTGTGAATCGTTCATCGCAGAACCAACCGCTAGTTTTGTTCTTGGCAAAACATTACACTCCAAATTGGCATAATATACCAAATCTTCTTGTTTAACTAACCTATCTTTAACATTACCTTGTTCGTCAATAACTTTGTTAGGGTCAATAAGGCTTATGTTATCATAGTCAAGTTCAACTAATATATTTTCTTGATTATCTACCATAATAGAAGAAATAGTTTTCGTAAGAATTTTTATAATCTTGTAATGAAGCTACTAAAGGAAATGGAATAGTCAATACCGCACCGTCTGGTATAGCGTATTCGTTTCCTGAATACTGCGGATTTGCCGCTTGTATTAACCAACCAAAATATGGTGTCCCATAAAATTGTTGTGAAATTTTATCTAATCTAGATTGTCCTATAATATATATGTAATTTTTATCTGACGATTTAGATGGTAATTCGACATATGGAACAACTGTTTGTTGTCCATTGATTAAAAAGTCTGTATATCTACTCCAATATTGTAATCCCATATTTAATTAAATGTTACTTTTCCATTAAAGGTTTTTGTTTTATCATTCAAATTAATATTTGAATAAAGGTCTTTAATCCTTTTAGTTTTTTGATTTATATCACCTTCTGCTGGTGTTATATATGAACATGTTTTAATCGCATTGTCAGGAATTTTCCAAGTTGTTGCGTCCTTATATCTTTGATCATCTTCAATGCCTTTTAATTGATCTGTCCAAAATTTTTGAAAACTTTCATATTCATCTTTCAAGTCATTACATGCCTCTTTTATCTGATCGGTCAATCCTTTAGTGTCTGCAATAACCTCAGGCCCACTAATCAATTCATTGACCATATTTTGATATTTTTCAGAGTTTGTAAAATATGGACACATTAAACTATAATATCTATTAATCGGGCAGTTTACTAAATATCCTTCGTTAGTTCCTTCTACAAAATTACATCCATTTCCATTGTCCAATGTTGAATTTGATTTTTTGTAAAAGTCTTCATTAAAATCTTTATTTATTAGTAATTCATTAAAGTCTTTAATTATTTTTGGCATTTTTGTTGTATAAATGTCAAAAATAGAACCACTATTTTCTGTTGGGTCAAAGAATGTGCTACCACTTAAATCATATAAAACAGGTTCTCCAGAGTCTAATAAACTTCCGTCCAACTTTGACGCAACAACATCAAGTTGTCTAAAAATAAAATTAAGGTCGGTTTCTACTTTAACAATATTCGTATTATTATTTAATATCGTATTACCAATATCAGTTTGACCTTTTGATACTTGTGTTTTTAATTTTTCTTGAAGTTCTCTTTTTTGTTTTCCTGTGATTCCTCCCGCTCTATCACTGACGAATTTAATAATTGGACTATCTCCCTGATCAATATCTTTTTCAACTTCTTTTACAAGTTTATCTATAAATTCCTGAAATTCATTTGATTTACCATAAAGGATTGTATCCGTTTTTTGGTCTGTAAATGGAGATAGTTCACCCTCAGTATAATTTTTATTTTTTAATGATATAAGTGTTGCCCCATAAGAATAATCCGTTGTGGTTTTATTTATCGAATCATAATACGCTTTGAAATATTCTTGTAGTTTAGTTTGTAAAGAATCATATAATCCAGCATAATCCATCGTAGTTGTATCAACAATAGCACCTACAGTACTACCTCCTTTTTTAGGTTGCACACTATTAATCACTTCCTGTTGTTGTTGTGTCACCGGTGGAAGTCCTCCTGTTATTTGATCAACCACGTATTTATCCAATTTACTTGTATCATAAGTCGAAACCGCCCTTTCATCAAAAATTTCAGTATTCGCATAATAATTAAACGACAACGCATTTTGAAGCTCCTGAACTGGTTCTTTTAGTCCCATTCCTCCAATAATATTAAAACTTATACTTATGTTTGCTAACATTGGTTGAACCCCAATACCTTCAGGGTTCATATCAAATAATATTGGTTCATATGCTATACCTAATGATGTTGGGACAATTTTAGTATGATAAAAATCACCAACTCTCAATACTAAAATTGGTGGTGCACCGAATGATGTGTTTAACGCATCGTTATATTTTGGTCTTCCATCAGGTCCTATGATTGGTATGGTTTGACCAGGTCTCGTACATTGTTGTAAAAATGTTAATCTTGAATTCAAACCTTCTGGTGTCATTGAGTGAAAAGTAGGACTAAAATATTTAATACTATCTTTTATTGTTTCATACACCATTGGATTTGTTTCTTTAATTATTTCAAAATAATCACACTCGGTAAAAAGATTTCTTAATATCTTTTTTGATATTCCTTCCTTAATTTTTTGTTCTACAGTAATTTGAGGTTCAGGTTTAATACTTTGTGTTGTTGCGGTTAAAGGATTTACAGGGTCATTTTTTTTCACTTCTTCAACAACTGGTGGTGGTGTTGGCTCAACAGGATTTGGTGGTATAACTGCTGTTATTTTTTGAATTACAACTCGTCTACAAGCCATCGCAGGAACACTATACCATTGTGCTTCAGTTGGTGTTGTTTGATCGGGTATTTTTACTCCTTTGTCGGTTACCGCAAAACTATTAACAGTACAATTAATACTTGCCGATAAAATGTCACCCCCTTTGGAGTTTGTAACGCTAATATCATTTGTTTCTGGAGTTCCTGAAGCAATTGCTCTTGTTTGAGGTATAACGGTTTCCTCTCCTTGTGAATTCAAGGTCATTTTGAATTTGTCCCCGTATTCTTGTATTGTTTTATTGTCAGATAATTTGTAAGCTAAAAACCATTTTTTAACTGAATCATTTCTTCTTTCTGATAATTTAACGTTATACGCTTTTTCTTGTGGTGCTGATGCCGATCCTAACATTTCTAAAGTAATACTTCCTTTTCGTTTGACCAATACATCATCAATTTGTTTCATCAAATCATTTTGAACCGTATTAAAGTTTCCTTCAATTACTTCACTAAAAAAGTTTGGAATTGCCGCCTTATTAAATATTTCTCCGTTTGAATTTACAAATTGTGGTGCTTTTGTGTTATAAGTACCTTTTAATCCAATATATTGATTATAATAAACATCAAAATTACTTGCTGATGTTCCTAGCGTTTTGTTTTCACCCGGTTTAGTTCCATTAGGTCCACCAGGGACATCGTTTTCGAAATAGAACCCAAGTCCTTCATATGAGTTCCAATTGTAATCTGGGGGTGTATTATCTTGTGTTTGTGTGCCTTCTCCTGTAGTGTTTGAATTTGTATCGGCACCTGATGAGTTATTTGAATTAGTATTAGTTTGATCAACAGGCAAACTTTGTAAAACTTGAACTTGTTCTTCTGAAGTAAGTCTAGGATTATTTAATATTTGTTGATATGTGTATAAATCTTTAGTTGGTATTGTGTTAAATTTTATACCCAATTCATACATATCATATTTTGTACATCCAGCAAAAAACGAATCAATTACACTTTGAATTCTTTCTCTTGCAACACCTTTCATTTGTTTTTCTACAATAGTATTCAACATAGATGGATTATCGACAAGTATTGTCCAACTTAATTGACCTGATCTACTTGTATTTTTGTATGTGTAAATTGGTTCTGATCTTCCTAAAAAAGATGTTTGATTAAAATCTGGTTTTGAGTCATCTGAAAACTTTAAGTTATAAGGTGGAAACCACATAATTCTACCACCATTCGGTCCTTTTTCACAAACAGGAAGGTCATCGTAGGTATATCCCGGTCTGTCAGAAGTTCTCCATGCCAAGTTTTCAATTGAAAACATATATTTTTTAACTTTTCCATCGACGATATTAGTTGAACCAGGGTTTTTGATAGGGGCAATATTCAAATTATAAGTGTTATCAAATATTGAATAATCCGCTCTTCTTCCTGCGGTTGTAATACCATCTGTTTTTTGTAGATCAGCATAAGTATAATATGGTGTATCTTTTTGAAATACTCTACAGTATTCTAAACCTGCTTGTGTTCCATCCGCTTGATTAACATATGATAATACTCTTGAACCTTTTGTTAATTCTTTATATCCATCGTTAAAAACTTTTGAAACTTGATTAATTGCTGTTCCGACATGTTTTAATCTTGCTTGACCCTGAACCTGATCGGCAGAATTTACTAATTGTTGTGTCTCATATAAAATAGATCCAGGTTTGAACTCAATATCTGTTGATTGATATTGTAAATAATCTGCAGATATTTGATTAAACTCATCGTCTAAACTTCCGGCACCTCCTCCTTCTGTCGCTCTAAATCCGGCATTTGGTTTGTATTTTGGTGAAGTCCATACTAATTGTCCTGAAGTTCCACCACCATCAGTATATGTTTTTCCTTTAAATCCAAATTTTATTTTTTCTTCATTTCCTTCATATAAGATACCTAATTCTTGAGGTCCATAAACAATACTCTGTTGTTGAACTCCGAATTGATTAACGGGAAGTTGGTTTGGTGGTCCATCTATTTGTGATGGTTCGGCGTTTTCACTTCCAACATAATATCCCGACGACTGAGCTTTATCTTGATCGAATAATCTATTAACAGCCGCTGATGCTCCTGCAATTAATCCACCAACTACTCCTCTGTTATATGCCGGTCTATATAAGTTATAATCTAAAGCCGAAAATAATGCGGATCTTTGTCCGTTTCCTGTGTTTGCAACAAATACTTCAGATGGATTTCTGTATTTGTTCATTATTGGGGCTAACAATCCACCTGTTAAACTATTTGCAACACCAAGAGCTGCTTCTGTTTGTGGTTTGTTTATTGGATTGTCATCATCAAAATAATCTCCAGGAATAAATGAAACAGGAAAATAAGTTCCTGTTAATCTATTTGCCAATGAAACGGCTGCTAAAGCAGGATTTTCGGGAACAGTGATTTTCCAATCTCTTATGAAAAACGGTTGTTGTCCTGTCGCTAATAAACTTGCGGAAAAAGGATCACTTATTGTATCCAAATTTATTACACCAATGGTTGCCTGTTGTATTTCTTGGGAAACTCTTTCGTTAAACGCAAATTTTAATTGTGAAGCACCTATTTGTGCAATAAAACTATCTGAAGATAAAGGACCATTTGATCCTACAGGATCATTTTGAAAAACAATATTAAAAGTGGGGTATGATGAATAACTATAATACCCTGGATCCCAATATGGTTGATATATATTTCCATTATTTTGTATATCGGTAATAACTATTAAATCTTTATATCCACCACTAGGTCCCCACTTATTAGTGACAAACGCTGTTTCAATATAAAATTCGTTAATAACATCTAAAACCGTGTCGTTTGGTTGATAAGGGCCTTGATTTGTTCCTTCAGGATTACTCGTTGAGGCAATACTATTAATCCCAATAGGATTACCAAATCCTCCTTCAGGTCCATATTCATTTAAAGGATATAAATCTTTTGCAAATAAATTGGTTGACACATAGTTATTTGGTGAATCAATTACGTTAGTTACGGTTAAATTGGTTTCGTAATTAATTGGGTTACCAGGCGATGTATAAGCTCCTGGCACTCCATATGGTACTAGGTTTCTAACTAATAACTGTTTCCTAAATGATTCTGAATTACCAAACGATAAAAAACTTTCGGCCATACTATTTTATTCTATAAATAGATATTATATATTTTTTTGAAGGAGTATATACCTACTAATTTTTCTTACCTGTCGCTGCGCTTGGTTCAGACCCACCATTCAACAAGAAATTAGTTTGACTTGCATTACTCGGGTCAGATAATAAATCGTTAATGTTCCTTTGTGTCACACCGTTTACATTACCATCTCCCTTCAAAATAAGAGTACCTTCGTGTTTATGAGTTACTGTTTTTGTTTCTTTATTTTCAGGATTTCCCACATTTTTATATGTTTCTGAGAAAACTGTCGCAACGTCTTTAGCAATATCTGTTATGACGGACTTAGCTTTTGGTACTAAATTTTCAACAATTTTTCCTACATTTTTTTCCAATTCTGCAGTATAATATGTAACATTTGCATTATTACCATCAATTAAAGATTTAAGTAATCCTTCGGCAGGACCTGCAATACTTTGTGTTAAATTTCTACCACCCTCTGTACCACCTACGGCATTACTTAAATTTTTAGCAACCGCAAGATTACTTTTAGCAACTGCTCCATAAAATCTACTTAAACTAGGTGATGTCGCTTTTCCCATTTTAAGTGCTAATTCACCACTTTTAAAATATGCTAAAGTTTGTTCTTGAACTGATAATTGTTCTACCGCCAACTCTTCCAAACTTTTAGATGAGTCTTCGTTTGCCTTTTTCAGTTCAGCAATGTCTTGTGGTGTTAATTCTTCAACAGCCTTTGTAACAACCTCACCACTCTCTTGTTTAACTTGTATTTTTGCAACACCACCTTCTAATTGTGCCATTGAGGCAATTAGTTGTTTTGTTTCTTCATCACCTTCGGCTAATGAAGGAAATTTAATTTGTTTCATTTTCATATCAAAGTCTGCTGCGTTAATTGACATTTTTGCCAATTCATCTACATTCATATTCATTTCTCTCGCAATTTCTCTTAACCTTCTTTTAGAACCTGGAAGTATTTCAAATTTACCATTTTTTTCATTAAATGTTGTAAACTCTTTGGTAATATTTATCATTTCTTTTTGTAATCCTTCAGGATCATTCGCTGCCAAATCCATTGCCTTTAAAGGATCTAACAACCCACTGGCGGTTACACCAAGTCTTTGTAATCCCGCAGCCATTTCTATTGCTCCTTCAGGATTATATATTTTTTCAGAAAACTCAAAGACTTCACTCATTTTAAGACCAATTCTTTGTGATGTTGCCGCCATAGTTGCTAAACCTTTGATACCGTTATCAAAGTTATACAAATTCATTTTGTTTAAGTTTAAAACAACATCACTTGAAACTCCTTTAACAGAAACTCCGACATTTTTAGCGTAATCAATTACTGTTTTCATTTCTGAACCAACATCATTAATTGATACTCCGACTTCTTTAAAATTGGCAGCTAAAGTTTCCTCTTCTTCTCCAGTAACTTTTGACACCGCAGCTAATTCAGTAATAGCCTTTGTACTTAAACTTGCGGTAGTTCCCAATCCTCTCATTATGTCACCAACTCTTTCGGCTATGTTGGCTTCGTCAATTCCCATCTTAGCTAATTCAGGAGCAACGTCTGCGATGGTTTTTTTGAACTCTTCCATCCTTTCCTTTCCTAAACCAAAAGTTGCTTGAAGTTGTGTTCCGTATTCGTCTAGTTTTGCAAAAGCATCTGAATTTGTTGGATCTATGGCTTTACTATATTCTTTTGCGGTTGAATCTAATTTATTTGTAATTCCATCCACCCCTGCAACCCATACACTATAAGAGTCTGCACTTTCTTCAAATGATGAAGATTGAGTTGAAGATTGAACTCGTTGAAGCTTTCTAATTTTACCATCTTGATAATCTATAGTCGCTTCTTGATCTTTAATTAGTTTAATTAACTTTTCAGTAGGTAAATCTTCGTATTTAGGCATTTAAACTTATTTTTAAATAAATATTGTTTTATTTCTTTTCGCTTTCAGAAACAAATTTATTTATAAGATACTTCCTTACATACGTTGGCATATTCAAAAATTCAGAATATTGTGTTCTAAATATTTTTGAGAAATAATAAAATTCGTCTAAAATTGTTGTTTTATATTGATAAGAAAGGCCGAAAAAACTCCACCCCAAAAGTAATGTCGATCACTACTCTTTCTCCTGATGGGGCTATTACTTCTTTTGATAGATCTAATCTCGGTTCATTTTCAGATAAAAACTTTCTAACATATTTGGAATCAGCAATTGGCATCTTTTCAATAAAGATTGCAATATTACCTTTGTCAGAATCTCCGTCAATTTCAACAATTTGTTTTAATAATCTTGTAGTAACAGTTGGAGTCACTCTTCCTGCTGGGTATGATTTTAAGATATTTTCAATTTCAAATTTTTCACCCATATTTAAGATTTTTAATTTTACTCTTGATCCTGACACAGGAAGTTTGGTTTCAAAATATCCATCTTCATTTGGTTCAGAATTAATTTTTTTGTAATTTAATTCGTCTAAACTAATTGTTGTTTGAAACCTTTTATCAGTTTCTGGATCAATAGAACTAACAGTGTATTCAGGTCCAAATGACGTATTTCGTAAAAATAAAAGGATTGCTTCAACATCACCATCAACAAGTTCTTCGGGTCTTAAATCTTTTTCATAAAGTTTATTTCTTAATAAAGGAAATATAATACTTTCTGTTATACTTTTTTTATAATCCGCTTCAGCAATGATATTCTCATCAACTGCGGTTAAATAACCAACCTTTACAGATTTCTTTTTTGATTTGTAAAATTTACCTTGACTAGGTAGTTGTATCACATCATGCGGTAAATTGAATTCAGCTTGTCCTGCTTGATAAACATCTTGTTCCATATTATTTTTTATAATAAAAATAAGAATATGTTATTGTTAGTAAACATTTAATTCTTAAATAAAAAAATCCACACATTTGGTTTTTGATCAAACATGTGGATTTAAATTTTAATAAAAAAAATATATGTGATTAATAAACCAATATACAACGGTCCATTCTCATCTGACAACTTATTTTTGCTACACCATCTGATGAATATGTTAATGATCCACCATCATATCCTAAAAGGAAAGTTCCTTCTAAAATCCATTTCTCAACAACAACTCCTGTTGGGTCTAACATTTCAAGATCAACATTTTTCTTGTATCCCGCAGCATAACCCATACGTCCTGTTACTGACTCAGCACATAAACGAATCCATTCCATAACCGCTTGAGACGCAGAAGGTCCAATTGGATCTCTAAATGTTACAGGTAACTCTCCCCAAGTGAAACGACCAGCAACATAAGTTGAAGTATTCAAAAACTGAATCTCTGTAGATGCAATTGTAAGTTTTGGTCTTGACGTTGTTTCAACATACCACTCATTGATCCCAAGTGACGACGGAAATCTAAGTATCCATCGGTTCTCCCTTTTCGGTTCATAAGGGATTGGCATTTTCATTAATAAATCAGCCATATTGTTTTTTTTTAGTTTTTTGTTTTATTTTTATTATAAATAGTATCTTATTAAAAATTTTTCTATTTACTTCTGTTTTTTTTTAAATAATCTATTAACTAGACCAGTTATTCATATTTAGTTTTACCTTCCTTACTAGTATGATAAATTTTTAATTCATCTTCATCATCAAAATTCTTTCTCATAATTTGAACATTTCTTAAATCATCATCAGAAAAACCAATATAAGGTATAAAATAATTACTGATTTTGTTTTTCATAAATGCCTTTTCTTGCAGTTGTCTAGAAAGTTTTTGAACATAAGACATAAACTCTCTCATTGCATCCACCTTTAATTGTTCGGGATTAGCAGCAGAACCCTGACCAAACGTTACAGGATAAAATTTACACATATCTAAGTAATATCTAATAATATCATCATCAGATAATTCGTCTTCATCTGCAAGATCTCTATATTTTTTAAGATTTTTAACAATAGTTTTTTCGTTTAACCCGTGTTTATTCTTTTTAATTAAATTATAAACAGCATTTTTTAAAACACTAGGGGTGTGACCTCTTGCTGTGATAATCGAAAATATAGACCCATCATTAACCGCCTCAACAAAATCATTCCAAGAAGGTCCTGTTGGAGATTTCATAGAGTCTTTAACAAATTCTTTATCACCATGAACTCTAAAATCTCTAAAAGCTTCGTCGTCAAAACCAACAATAGTGTGACCTTCATAGTTAAAAGGTTTACCACCAATTTCTGTTCTATATTCAGCAAAATCTTCGGTCGACATACCAACACTTTTTCCTTTATCGTCTTTTAAATAAATTTTGGTTGGCATATACATAAGATTATCGTCCCAATCAAAAGCATAATACTTCATCGTTGGTTTCATCTGATCGTGAATAATTTCAGAAATAATTTCCTTAACAACTTTTTTATAATTCATAATAATAAATATCTTGTTTAATAAAAAAGGGGAACACTTGTCCCCCTTTAGTTTTCTTTAATTCAAATTAGATATTTTCAAACGATGCTCCTGTTGGAGTAATGTAGAATGTAATATCAATAAATTCAAGAGATCTTGTAGGTTTGATATAGATTTTACCTGTTAATTGGTTTCTATCAATATCTTCAGGATCAGATGACACGGTAACACGGAAGTCATATAAACCTCTGTCTCTTCTAATCGCATCTAAGATTGGATTAACAGCATTTAAGAAGTCTTGTCTAACTTGTGCGTCGTTTTGTTCAAACAACAATCTAATAGATACTGCTGAAATCAACTTACGTGCTTGTAACAACAATCTTCTCACGTTGATTCTATCAAGAGCGGATTCTCTAATTTGTAGAGTTTTATTACCCCAAATTACAGTACCAACATCAGAGAAAGTCGCAATTGGGTTAATTCTACCAACATAAAGAGTATCTCTATCTTCTTGTGTTAGTTTCTTACGAGCTTTGATACAATTAACAATACCACGAGTGTAACCCGCCGCTGCGAACCAAGGGAACGCGATGTTATCTGTCAAGGCTAAGTTTCTTGTTACCTCAGCCGTAGGTGGAATGTAGATTTGAGTGTTATTTACACTATCTCTTGTCAATACCCACGGATAGTAAGTAGCCGTATAGTTTGAGTCAATTCCTGTGGTATCCAAATTATTAACCGCTTCTGTAGGGTAGATAAACCCATCAATACCGGTTGTTGTTGGTAAATATAAGTCGTAGTCAGGAGTTGTACAAACATAAAGTGAATCTGCTCTGTTGAATTCAATCATTTGAACCGCATCTTCAACCAAGTTACTGTTATTTACATAATCAATACCAGGTGTAACAAAAACGTTAATGTTTGTTGCTTCAGGGTTAGCGAATGTTTGTTGTCCTAATAAGTATGCGTAATAGTCGGTGTTAGCAAAACTTTGTGTACCGTCACCCAAAGAAATTTCTTTAAATGCTCCCCAACCAACTGCGGTAGGATATCTTGATGATGGACAAGCTCCGTTAAGGAAACCTCTTCTACCAATTTGATATTCGTCGGTGTTTGTTCTCCATTCTCTATAAATGTCCCAACCATCAAATCCACCTTGAACTAAGAATGTAAATTTACGTGCGAATAATCTGTAATAAGCATTTGTAGGTGATTCAGGTTCTGTAAGGAATGATGAATTACCACAAACAAATCTTGGTTCACCACTTGTAGAAAACTCAGGTCCGATTGTAAGACCACTTGCGTTTACGTCCATGTGGAAACCTTCAGATCTATAATTAAATGGAAGACCATCAATATCACAAGAATTAATTGGGTTTCTTTTACCGATATATTCAAAGAACGCTGGATCCCATCCATAAGAATTTGAAATACCCAAATAAGTTCTTCTTACATTATCACCTGGACTTGTAAGTGCATCATCATTTCCTGAAGATAAACCAAATGGTGGGTTATAAATAACTTCACCAGGGAAATCATATTTTCCTTTAATAATTGGGAATGGTGAATTAGCTCCTGCGTAATTTCTAAAGTTGAATCCGTTAAATCCACAAGGTAGTGTGTCGATTGGAGCATCTTCACTCATCTCAACCATTACATATTTAGAATTTAAAAGGTATTCTCCGTCTAATGTTCCGATTTTATTTCCGATAAAGTTATTTTGTCCCGGATCCATTCCACAATTAGTAAATTTCTCAAGAACAACAGGGTTTGCATCTGTATCAAAATAACTACGAATTAATATATCAAACGTTAAGTTATTATATGATTGATTAATAATTGAAATTTTAATCAATGTGTTTGCTGCGTCACCGTCAGAAACTGTATAGAATCTAAATAGGTCATAAACTTTATTACCTCTTAATTCTGAAACAACAAAAGGTGAAACTGGTGTTTGCCATTTATCTAAATACCAACCAATTGAATTTGGATCACCACTTTGTGCTGAGTCAAGAGCAATTAAATTAGGATTTAAACCTCTGATGTAACCTTTTCTCCAAGCAAAGTTTAAGAACGATTGGAAGTTTTCTTCAGCAAATACTGGAACTTCAATTCTTGGTTTTTGGAAATTGGAAACACCAAATACTTTTGACCAATATTCCGGATCATTTTGTGTGAAAGAAGTTTCAAATGAATAACTTGTTCCAAACTTATCAATTACATTTACACCGAATGTGGAATATGGATTTTTTAATACTGAAGAGTATTGTCCAGTCATATCAAGTGTTACTTCAGATGTTCCTGTTACTGAATATGTTGGGTTAGTTGCGTTTGTATAAGTTGAAATACCTCTTGATCTTAATGTTCCAACAACTACATTATCATAATTCACATATGAAGTACCAGTGTAGTAATAAATTTTACCAACAATAGTTCCTGAATAACAATCGATATTAACAGGAGTAGGAGTTGGTGTTGGAGATGTAAATGGTGAAGGTGTAATACAAGGATTTACAAATGAAGGAGTTGGCGTTGGAGACGCTGTTGCTTGTGGTGTTGGTGTAGGGTTAGGATAATAAGGGGTCAAACCTGAAATATAAGTAAAGAATGAATAACCACTGTAGTGAGTATTTCCTGTGTTTGTAAATAAAGCGTAATACCAAGCATCATTTAATGGCGATGTTAAACTTGTATCATCAAGTGAAACTGAAGGAACATTAAACACATTAGTTGCCGCTGTCCATCCCGCACCTTCTAAGGTGTTATAATCTTGAGTGTCTATTGAACCAAAATATGAAATGTATTCATCTTCCGCCATATATGGATTAGAATCAGTTATTACATCAAAAATTAAATTTCTGATTTGTGAATCTAATGTGGAAGTTGATCCATTGAATTGTTCAAATTGAGTGAAAAGAATATCTTGAATTTCATCAGGGAAATTAGCGTTATATCCGATTGTTGTTACAGAGTTTGTACATGCTGTAAAAGGAACTGTAAATGTTAATTCTTTAGGAGTGACACAAGTAGTTTCACAAGTTGTGAAATCTGTAACAGAACTTAAACACCAAACACCAATTGTTGATGGGTCTACGTTAGCCACAGTTGTTACAGACCAAGATGGTCCTGCATCATATCCAGATAAACCAAGAATTCTTGTAACAAACAATTGGTTAGATTGTTGTAAATAAGCTTTAGCGATATACGATGCTTCGTATTTTGGAATTTGAGTGTTTACGAATTTTTCTGGAGACGTTGGTCCAAATACAGTTTCAAATTCTGTGAAATTTGTAATGAAAATAGGTTCAAAAGCTGGACCTAATAAAGTTTCACCAACTATACCTAATGTAGTTACACCGACACTTTGGGCTACAAAGCTTAAGTCAACTTCAGAAGTATACACACCGGGCGAAACAAAAACCTTACTGTTAGTTGCCATATTGTAAAATACTTTTAATTATTTATTTTTACTATAAATACTTTGGTTTTTATCAAAAACTTTACATAATAAAAAGTATTTATATGTTGGTATGATTTTATTCTGCCTTTTTTCTACCACTATGGATAAAGATGTTAAAACAATAAAAAATCTAAAAATAGACGCCAAAGTTCATGATGTCTTAAAAAAGTATTGTGATAAGAGGGGTATTAAAATGTATAAATTTTTAGAAAATCTAATAATGGAAAAGTGTAAAGATAAGAAAGATATATACGGAGAAATTTAAATAAGTTTTCTTGTATATACCAACATTGGTGTTTCATTTGTTAACCCAATTGAAATTTCAATTCTTAAAGTATCACCATTATTTATTTGAATAAAATCGACATTATCACCATAATAATTATCATTGATGTAAACAGAATAGTCTTGAATGTTTGTGCTGTTTTCGAAAAATAAATTACACACATAATCAAAATAATATTCCATTGTTGTTGCACTATTTGGATATTCTAAAGTAACTGAACCTAACTGAACTGGATCTTGTTTTTTCTGTGGTCTTTTAACAGGACGAGTATCTACTTCAAACATTTGAAAAGTTCTATTAATGGCAGGAGACACTTCGAATTGTTCTTCATCAATCAAAAACCCCATCATAGTAAAATCATATTTTTGAATATAGTATTTTCTTTTTTCTAAATCCAAAACAGATTCATCAGAAAACGAGTCATTAATTATTGGAATGTAATGTCCGTTAATTGTTTGGTATGCTTGTCTTGATGCAAATGTTTCCATAACTCTTTGATTTAAGGTATTTGCTTCTCTCATTCTATTACATACAATTGCTACCGTATACTTTAAATCAATCGGAACTGGTTGTGGTATTTTATAAATGTCGGCACCTTTTCTATTTCCATCCCAAGTTGGGATTTCCATATAGTAATACATTCGTCTAACAGGTATATTATACATAACCGCAGGGTTATTTCCATATTTAACTTCCGGATTTCTTATAATTGCTAAAAATGGTGGCTCAATATTTTTATCAATGTTTTGAAAATCCCACGTTTCAACAAATTGAGACCAATTTTGTGTTGTTATTAAAATATCAACTACGGGTATTTTTTTTCCTTCAGAAACAATATTAAATTTTTCCTTCACAAAATCCAAAAATCCCCTATCTAAATCTGCGTGTAACAAAGATTTAGGAAGATAAGTTCCATCTTCTGTGATCATATCCTTTATCTGTTCCCTTCTTGGTAATAGAGTTTTTGGATAATTCAAAGGAATTGATGGTTTAACTTGTTTTTTTGGTAATCCCATTATTATATTTTATTAATTTATAATCCTCTAAATTCATTTGGTCCAACAGGAGCCCCAATAATACTACGATAAAAAGGTTTGAAACCTTTGTAAGTATGTTTTATATCTGAAATAACACGACCATCATTTACTACGGTGTAATATCTAACAAAGTTTTCACTATCATAGTATCCTACATAATCCCCAAAATCTATATCGATATTAAGATCATTTAAAGTTTTTAAGTAAACTGACATTGTAATATTTCCTGGTTCTACTTGATCTAATTTTGTTGCCCCAAGTAATTTATTTTCAGGTGCAGCAATCCCTACATAAGCATTAAACTCAACGGGGGGTAAAAATTTAATACCATCTTCAACCACTTCACCGTAAACATCATCAGTCTTAATTTTATTTCTATCAATTCTATACAATACACAAGTATAGTTCATATCACCAATTAACCATTCTTGACCCATTTCAATTTCCAACTCAAAATCACGATCCCCAAAAAATTTTCCTAATCTTGTTATTGGTACATTATTCTTCATACGAAATGGTTTTTCTTGATAAATATACAATTATTGATTATCTTTTATAAAAGATTAAGTTTGGAAAACAAAAAGTCTCTTGTTGAACATAAGGCCCTTGAACTACTAGACACATATAGTGGTTCGAATAACTATATCTTATACCTAAAAAATAAGAAAGAATCCTCTTCAAAATTTTATCCTACAAGAACTCAAGCAGATTATATTATAAATTATTTTGATTCAGTTCCAAAAGTTGCTCGAAAATGGGTTGAGTTGGACACTTATTTTGGTAAAAAGTTTTCAGAAGAAAAATGTTTGTTAAAAACACCTGATCAAATTTATATTGAAAAATTATTGGTAGAAAAAGAAAAATCATATCATGTTTGGGCTAAGTTTTTTGAAAACGATAAACTATCTGAATTTTGGATTCCAAAATCATCATTAATAAAAACACACAATGTTCAATCAGTCACTATTGATTATTTGAAGTATTCACATCGTCCTCCGCTTGAGCATCAGAAAATTGCAATAGAAAAACTAACAGGGTCAAAAAGATTTATATTGGCGGACGACATGGGTTTGGGCAAGACAACTTCTACTATCATTGCGGCGTTAGAAACGGGATCTAAAAAAATCTTAATTATTTGCCCAGCATCATTAAAGATTAATTGGCAACGTGAAATTGAAAATTATTCTAATAGATCCATTTTTATTGCTGAAGGCAAGAAATTTTCAACAGAATCTGATTTTGTTATTGTAAATTATGATATTTTAAAAAATTTCCACGACTCAGATCCCAAAAAGAAAGAAGAGTCTTTATTAATTCAAAGCAATTTTGATTTGGTAATATTGGACGAAGCACATATGATTTCTAACGCACAGGCTCAAAGAACTAAAATCATAAATAGTTTTGTTAAAAACATAGATAAAGTTTGGTTATTAACGGGAACACCAATGACATCTCGTCCTATGAACTATTATAACTTATTAAATATTATTGAAAGTCCTGTTGCTCAAAATTGGAAAGCATATGCGATTCGTTATTGTCAGGGATTTCAATTTACGGCAGGAAAAAGAAAAGTTTGGAATGTGTCGGGAGCGTCAAACTTGGAGGAATTAAGAGACCGAACATCAAAACAAATTCTTAGAAGATTAAAAGAAGACGTTTTAGATTTACCTGATAAAATTATTACTCCCGTTTATTTGAGATTAAAATCAAAAGAATATGAAGAACTTATGGGTGATTATTATGATTGGTATGATAAAAACCCCGATGAGTCTTCATCACTTACGGTTCAGTTTTCAAAGTTGATGAAAGTTAGAAAAGTAATTGCAAATGAAAAAACAAGACAAACAATAGAGTTTGCTGAAAACATTATAGATCAAGGAAAAAAAGTTATTATATTCACAAACTTTACGGATACACTCCAAACAATATATCATCACTTTGGAAAACATGCGGTTTATCTTGATGGTAGTTGTTCTAATTCAGTTAGACAGCAAGCGGTTGACTCTTTTCAAAATGATGAAAAAATTAAAGTTTTTGTTGGAAACTTGAAGGCGGCAGGTGTTGGTTTAACATTGACATCGGCAGAAGCAGTTATTATGAACGACCTATCTTTTGTTCCTGCAGAACACGCACAAGCAGAGGATAGAGCATATCGTTATGGTCAAAAATCAAATGTCCTTGTTTATTATCCTTTGTTTGAAAATACAATCGAGGGAGTAATTTATGATATTCTAAATAAGAAAAAACAAATAATCAGAACCGTGATGGGTGATGAAATTCAAGAAAGTGGTGGTGATATTGCTGAAGAAATATTAAAACTAATCAATAAAAGGTGATATTTATTATAAAAATAAATTATGCCAACAAAATTAGATCAAAGTCAAATTGATGGATTACCAGAAGAAATACAATCACTGGATTTAATAGACGTATCTTTAGAGGCTAAAATTTCTTCAGAAGATTCTCAAAACGATCAAGTAGATATAAATCTACAAGGACAAATAGATGATTTAAAATCAACAGTATTAAGTTTGGTTTTTGGAAATTCATTATATGTGAATTTAGACCATGACACTTTTTATGCAATGACTCCAACCCAATTTCCAATTATGGTTACGTCTACAGTTTGGGAATGGTATTTGGAATCTGAAGTTATTTCTGAAGCAATTTACAGTAGTTACACAGCAACAGTTGAGGGTTATTATAAAGCTAAAGTTACATATACCACTCAATTAGGTATAAAAGTAATGGAGTCATATCCAATTTTCTTCACTCCAAGATAACATGAAAGTATCATTTAATTATGAAAATAAAGATTTTAAAAAATACACAGACTTTGTTAATAAGTTTGCAAAACTTCTGCAAAAAGAATTTCCTTTAAAAAACGATGTAAAAATATTTTTTTTAGATCAACAAAAAGGTGAAATGTCAACAGGTAGTAGAATGTCAGATAATGTAATAAAAGTATTGGTTGGTGATCGAATGAATCGAGATATTATGAGAACATTAGCTCACGAATGGGTTCACGAATACCAAATGGATGTGTTAAAAAGAAAAAAAGGTCCTGACATTGGGGGTCAAAACGAAGACGAAGCAAATGCGTTTGCGGGAAGACTTGTTAAAATGTTTGAAAAAGAAAATCCTGAAATGGAAGAATTGATGTATGAACAAAAAGGAATACAGGGTAAAATAAATTTAGTTAATGAACAGATAATAATTAATGAGAAAAAAACCATCGAAGAAAATTTGTTGGTTGAAATGAAAAAAATTGGTATTGAAAAATTACCATATTCTTATTCTTCCTTGTCAAGATTTATCGATTCAAAAACAATGAATGTTCACTACAACAAACACTAAAAAGGGTATGTTGACAAACTTAATAAATCATTAAAAAATATTGATGGAGATATGGACTTAGAAGAAATTGTTCGTTCCATATCAAAATTTGATAACAAGGTCAGAAATAATGCTGGAGGTTCTTTTAATCATGCTCTATTTTGGAAAATGTTATCACCAAAAAAACAAATACCAAAAGGGGAAATTCTAAAAAAAATCAAAGAAGATTTTGGGAATATTAAAAAAATGAAGGACGAATTTAACGAAGCTGCTAAAGATCGTTTTGGATCAGGTTGGGCTTGGTTGTATATTGCGAAAGATGGGAAATTAAAAATAATGTCAACACCAAATCAAGATAACCCTTTGATGAACATTGTTAAAAAAGGTGGTTTTCCAATTTTAGGATTAGATGTTTGGGAACATGCTTATTATTTAAAATACCAAAACAAAAGAGACGAATATATTAACAATTTTTGGAATGTGGTAAACTGGGAGTTTGTTGAAGAACTATATAACCTTCATACAAAAAAGAAAAATATTAAAGAAAGTGTTGATAAAAAAGAAAATATAAATGAAATTAGCACAACTTTTGCGTTTCCATATACTGCAAAACAATTAAGAGATTTAATTAATTCACAATATGTAGGATGTCTTGGTAAACAATATAAAAATGGTTGTATAGGTAGAATCCAAACAAAAAAATGCACCACAGATGTTGGTATTTTAGGTGGTGATTATGCAGAAAAAAAACACGGAGGAACAAGTCAATGGTCTATCGTCAATCGTTTTGATACCAATAGTAAAGTTAAAAAAGAAATATATAACATTTGGTTAGAAGAAACTGAAGGGTTAACAGATTTTAAAACATGGATTAAAGAACATGCTTATGACCTTTTCTCAAATGAAGGAATGTATTTAGATCGTTTGGCGGAAATAAACGTTGGAACTATAGAAGTTGGTAAAGAGAATGAAAATTACGCAACAAGTATTATTCGACAGATATATAAATTAAATCCTGATGAAGAAGGTATGACTTATGAGTTGTATGAACATTGTTCGGGAGATATTAATGATAGAAAAAAAGGTCAAGATATAGTTTTAAAAATTAAAGGAGGAGATACAATTTATTTCCAAGTCAAACCTTTTACAAATAACCTTAATCATATTGAATTTTTTGATGGTGGAGATAGGGGATATTATTTCAAAGTAAATTCTTGGCACACAAACAAAAAATATAAAGAAGAAAATGTTGATATAATTTTGTATGTTGATAGATCAGAACAAAAATACATCATGTTCAGAAACGATTATAGTAAAATTTTAACAGTAAGTACCTCAAGAAGAAACCCACCATATTTTATATATTATTATGAAATGCCACTCCAAAGTAATTTTAAAGTTCCATTACAAAAAGAAACACAAAAAGCACCCGTAAAACAATTCATATCAAAAGATGTCAATAAACAAATTGAATTTTACAAAGATAGAATTAAATATTTTACAGATAAGGTAAAAGAGTTAGAAGGTGAAAATACTGAAATTTCTGAGATGATAAATTTCTATAAAAAAGAGTTAAACAAAATAATTATCTAACTAAAAGATATTTATATAAAAAAACTCGTATGGCAATAATTAGCGAACCGGAAAGAAGTCAATTCTATCAAAAAGTTAGACATTTACTTGGAGCACCTTTAAGATCAGTAGAATTAGAGGATGAAATGATGGACACTCTTTTAGAGTATTCTATTGATGATTATTCACAATACGTACAGGATT